TTCATCCCTGTCCTCCAGTCGAACCGCTCCCACGTCGTCTTCACGTCCAAGTCCTTCCGATCCTTCGGCGGAGCGGGACGGAGATACGTATCGATACACGTTTCGATAACTCCGCCATCCATGAGAACGCCATAGGCGATGCGGAAGACAGGATGGAAGCCGGGTAGTGCTACCACAGTACCTATCATACCGTTGTAGACGCAATCCGCCGAGAAATCGGGGAGTCCGTGAATCTCGACCCTCTGGCCTACCTCGAATTTGTAAGTCGTCATGACTTGCTTTCCGCGAAGTCTCGGATTTCGTCCATGATCGCATTCTGTGCGAGGACAGGACTGTTACCGTAGAAGTCTGCGTATTTCTGTTGGAAGACAGCGTAGCGAGTTCCGTCCGTACCTTGATGATCGAAGTCAACTGTTGCTATAACAGAATCGTCGCAGTGACGCATAGCGATGTTGTAGATAACGTTCATTTACTCTCCTTCGGTTCGCCTTTCGGCTTCAGTAGAGCGTATGCACGCTCCGTGGTTGCATCGTAGACAGCCTTAGCTGCCTTCGCTCGGCCTTCCACCGGACCCTCCGTCAGAGCCCGGTAGAGTTCGCTACCCTTCGCAGCGAACGTGTCCTTGTATGGGATGCCATTCATAGAGAATACGAACTCCCGTTTGGGTAGTGTGGTCCATGCCCCGGCGGGGTAGATGGAAGCTCCTGACGCTCATATTCCACCTTACCGCAATGGCAGCACTTCTGCTCGTACTGGACAGGCCATGACACTAGAGCAATACCTGTGTAGTGGTAGCAGTGTTCCTTACAGTCTTCCTTATTCATTTCTTCTCCTTCGTAGATAGTGCTTCGTACACACGGAACTCCGTCAGGTAGAACGTCTGCTTCGCATCCTCGCAGCACTCCGTAGCTTCCGTTCTGTCAGCGAACGGGCCAGCGAACGTCACCCACCCGTCCATGCTAAGAGTTTGTACGTTCCAGCCGTTGTGGTTCACAGCGTTTCGGTCTTCCATGTCAGTCCTTTTCATGGAAATCGAGGTACTGATATACCCCGTACAGTGCAATACCGAACAGGACAAGGACCACGAACAGCCCTTTCGTCCACACCATCATCAGCATTACCAGCAGCACGCCTAGCATTGCAAGCACTACGATGAACAGTGCCTTCATCAGTCGTACAAATTTCTTCATTTCATATCCTCCGCGATAAATAGCCCGTTGTCACAACGGTAGGTACGTACTGGTTCGTTCCGAGTCGCCACGTACCCTTCAGGGCGACAGTTATGCTCTTGGTAAAACGTCGATACCCTCTGCGTCTTCTCTTCCGCACGGACAGCGTTCACCCTTAGCATGTAGATTGCGTTCGCTGCGAACGCGATAATGCACAGCCATGCAACGATATGTCCGAATCGCATTACGCCCCCTTGCAGCATGAGCTGCCTTCGTTTTCAACTTCAGGCATCGCCAAGTACTCTTGGTACGACTTCCTCATATGGTCAATCAACCCTCGCGGGATTGCAGGTTTAGGCTCGATATGGCTATAGTCTGAACTCCCGCCAGTGCCGAAGCATCGTGGGCAATCCTCCGGCCCGTCAAGGCTTTTGAACCCTCCACCGACCGTCCCGCTTCCTCCGCAATAGTCGCAGTTGTGATAGGTCGGCTCCGTCTTGCATTTGTAGTCGAGCGTAGCTGCTAACTTCCAGTCTTTCGTATCTACGGCAGGCATGTAGTGCTCCTTGGTAAGTTTGTAGGTAGGATTGTAGCCCTACCTATGCTGTTGTGTCAAGTGTTGTAGCTGGTGTACGTCGGAATCGCGGGTGGCTTGCGGGTCAGGGCAGGCTTCCGTTCGTTCCAACGTTGAGAAATTACCACAACGCCCTTCGCTGTGAAGCGGCTCTGCTCGAATGTTACGCCTTCAGCATTTACGCTGGTCTTCATATCGAACAGCTTCATACCTTTAGGGCCGTACCTGTCGGTGTGCACCCACTTACCATTCAAGCGACGATTGTATCCGTTATCTACGAGGAAGTTGCGGAATTCGCGCTCGTTTGCTCCCAGCAGCTTCGCTACGACGCGGAACGGTTTTAGTTCTTGTCCGTCAACATACTTATCAACGAATTCGACTGACGGCTTCTGAGTCTCGATGAGCATCGTCTGCTGTTCGATCTGCACGGCCTTCTGTGCATTCTCCAGTTGCAGGGCTTCCGTACGTTGCACGTTAGCTGCCAGTTCCAGAAGCGCTTCGGCGTACGTCTGCGGAAGCTTGAACGTAGTGTTTGCTACTTGATGTTCCAGTTCCGTCAAGCGGTCATATACTTTCGTCTGAACTTCCAGCGATTCCGACATTACCATCAGTTCCGCTTCCCGCTTTGGCAGGTAGTAGCAGGGGTTGGTCTTCCCATTTCCCCCTACGTAGTAGCCCGAAAAATTCCGGGCTTCGATTCCGGGGTGAGAGCGGATTTTCACCATGAAGTCATCGTGGCGCAGTTCAGCCTTGCCAGTAGGGCGAAGCTGGTTGATGACTTCCACGATTTCCACAGACGACATCGTTTTGACGTTCGCCAGATGGACAGGAGGCGTGAACTTTTTAGCGACAGGCGCTACTGCTACAGCGGTGGTCGGGACATGACGCTCAAGGTACACTTGGACAGCTCTTGCGACCCCACCCTCCGTGCGCCGAGCGAACTCCAGTGCAGTCCGGATTGACAACTTGTAGTCCATACGCCCTTTTCTCGGCGGTGCGATATTGGATGTATCGACAGCAACGTAATCAACGTTCTCGACGGAACGCGTTACTGCAAGCTTCTTCTTAGCCCAGTCGGAGAAATCTTGACCGAGTTGCAGGCGGGTATGCAGCTCCCGTGCGTCAACGGTGTCAATTACCACGCCGCCGACTTGTTCTTTGTTAATTTGAATCAGTTCCATCTGTGTTACTCCTTGGGTTGGTTGAGGAAGTACGATTGTAGTGCTACTTACGCTGCACCGCAAGCGTTTTGTTGCTGAAATTCACGCACGATGGCGTCCAGCTTCGCCCAGAGCACCGGGCAACCGCCGACGAGGGCTCCGTCCAGTAGCTCACGCGTCTCTGCAACGATGACAGGAGCGAATTTCGGATCGTGTTCGATGACGGACGGCAGGTTGTCGCAGCGGTCGGCCAGCTTGATCGTCTTGACGACGGCTGGAGCGTCCTTCAGGCGGGCGATTTCGAACGCTTTGCGCTCCGCACGGGACGGTGCCGGAGCTTCCCACTCAGTTTTCGTCAGCCAACCCACGAGGACGGCCACGTCGTTGCCGAAATACTCGATGATCTGCTCGTGCGTGATGTGCGTGTCCTCGACCGTATCGTGCAGCAGGGCCGCTTGAAGCGTCACGAGGTCTTTGTGACCGTGCTGGTCGAGAATTTCAGCGACACGTTTCGGGTGATGGTAATAATCCTCGCCTGTGTACTTGCGCTTCTGGCCCGCGTGAGCAGCCAGTGCGAAGCCCGAAGCCGCTGCGATAGTCATATCGAATTCAAAGTCCGTCATTTTCTTCTCCTTTGGTTAAAAAGCCGGGACTCCCGGCAAAATTTTTGCGGCCCGCCTGCGGCGCTTCACGCTACCTCTCTGAAGCGGTCTACGACGTTTTTGACGGACATGGCGTGCCATTCACCGCCACGGGCGGTCTTCACCCGCATGTCGTTCAATTCGTTCGCCATCGCCCGGTAGGACATCCCGGCGAGGATCATACGCTGGATCATCGGGCGGAGTTTGTCAGCAAACGCGTCAGCCTGTTCCTTGAGGGCCAAGGAAGCGCATGCGACAGCCTTCGCACGGACAGCGGCAGACGCCCCAAGAACCTCGCCACGGGCTTTCTTGGCTTGCAGGCCATCCCGTGTGCGGTCCGAAATCATCTTGCGCTCTTTCTCCGCCAAACCGGCGTAGATGTGCAGCGTGAACGGGTCAACGTCCTCGCCAAGCTGGGTCACGATAGTGCGGGGATTGTCGCGGACGTACGTGAGGATGAACACGGCGTCACGAGAGAGGCGGTCGAGCTTGTTGACGACGATGTAGGCGCCGATCTTCTTTGCTCGTTTGGTGATTTCAGCAAGCACCGGGCGCTCGTCATCGGCTCCAGTGCGGACTTCCTGAACTATTTCAACGATTTCGTAACCGTTGTAGTGGGCGAACAGGCGGATTGCCTCTGCCTGTGCCTCCAGACCGTTTTTCGTCTTGCCTTGCTCTTTGGTCGATACGCGGGTGTAGCCGATGATTTTCTTCTTCATGATGTCCTTCCATGCGGTGGGTTGCGATGGAAGGATTATCACGTATAAAACCTAGACGGTCAAGCAGTTTTTGCAACTTTCGTATCTACGAACAAGAGGGCCAACTCTGCCTTCTGCTCTGCCAGCAGGGCGTCGAGCATCGCTTCCTGCTCACGAGTGGTAGCCTGCTGCTGTTCAGGCCACTTACCAAATACGCGCATGTACTTCACGCGGATACGTTCTTTGCGGAAGATGGTCGAGATTTCTTCCTTGATACGTTTCTGCATCTCGACGGCCTTATCCAGCTTTACAGCGTGTTTGCGACGATCCGCACATGCTTCCACGAAATACGCCGTCTCGCCTTGCTTGCGCCAATGTGCTGCTTCCAGCTTGCATTCCTTGACAGCAAATTGCAGCAGGGTAATGACATCGGCGTTCAGTTTCAGCGAATTGCGCAGGATCAGCAGGTTGCTCATCTACTCAGACTCCAGTTGTTAGGTTATTTGTTCTCGGCATGTGGCCGACAGGAAGAATTATGCCGCAGGCGTAATGTAACGGAACAAGAAAATTTGAAAGTGTTGTTTCCGTACATCAATGTACGAACAAACAATCACTTTCCGTCTGTCTTACCCCATCTGGCTTGACGAGCTTTAGCCAAGCTATCAGCTTTCGACTGTTTAGGTGTCTGGTCCTGTACGCTCGCAACATTCGTGCGAAGACGTTGCACAGTGTCGTTGCTTCGCTCAAGCGTGACGGTGTACGTACCGCCCCATAGACCTACTACATCTCCCGGATTTGCGACACTGATGGCCCAGCCATCCATGACCTTCAGTTCCAGTTCCTTCGCAAACTTTGCGAGACTGGTTTCCACGATGTCGTGGTAGATGATGTCACTCATTTAATACCTCCATGTTTATAAGTAAGAAGATTATATAGTACTCCTTACGATATGTCAAGTAGTACTGTCTAAAGTTGACAAACTTAAGACTATAGTGTAACATACGACCGAACGAGCGCAGCGAGTGAGGGAGTAGAAGAAAGAATATAAGTAATATTTATAAACTACTACTATATGTTCCCCTGAAAGGGGGAACAATAGATAAGTAGTTAAGTAACACTATAGATATTCTATAACATAGTCAATAGATATTTATAATAATATATCTATAAGATGTTGCGTAAAGTTGACAAAAGAGTGTACGTAGTATATACTAAGAATTTTCAGGAGTACGTATGGCAGTAGCACTACGAGAAGGACAAATCTTCGTGAAGAAGAAGCATGAACTTGCTGACCTTGCAAAATCTCTGGACAAGGTAACACCAGATGCGATTGATTTGATGGCAAGTTCGATGATGGACGAAGAGAACGTTCCGCTGAAGGAGCGTCTGAAGCTCGCTGAGTCCTTGATCGACATCAAGATTCGTATCACCGACCAGATCAACAAGGACGAACTGAACCGTCAGATCGCAGAAATAAAAGCGAAGGGTGTGAGCACTCCGCTCGTTCCGGGAGACGATAAACCGAAGCCCGGAGCACCACGTCTCGATATGAACACGATCCAACAAGTATGAACACATTAACCCAAGGAGTAGGACATGGCTAAGAGCTGGAGTGAATTGACCTTGGACGAAGCAGTAGAACGGGCCAAAGGCATCTCTCGCCAAGCCCTTCACATCGCTATCAAAACGTACACAGCCAATGGCCGTACGGATATCGTAGAACAGCTTCGTCTCGTGCGCAAGACCCTGAAGCGTGATAAACGCATCGCGAAGGTAGGTAAGGAGGCTGTAGAGGCAAAGGAAGCTTCCACGGCTGCATACGAGGCCCGCGTCGCGAAGATGAAGCAAATCAAGGCTCAGTTGGCAAGTGGGGCGTCCATGGCACAAGTAGCGAAGGATAACAACGCATCGTACACCGTCGTTTACAACATCGCGAAAGGTAAGACGTGGAGCCGGTTGCAATAAAACTTGACAAGTAACGCTTCATAGTGTAAGATAGCATTACTGACGAATTCAGTGGTACGAAGTAACCGACGTACTGCCATGATTTGAGTAGTCGCCACTTGATTTAATTTCCGAAAGGAGGTTGATCCTATCTCGATGAACTCAGCGTTGCAGAGTTCTGGCGAAGTTACCGTCCCCGAAACGACACGCTACGGATTGCTCCAGTGTTGTCGTAGGCGACTACTCTTCCGTTGTTCTCCTTGGTGGTTGGTTGCCACACTGTCATCGCGAAAGCAGTTGACCCCGTATCAGTAAGCGGGACTAACATAGCTGACTTACCCGAGAGGAAAGGGACCATCCTTGTAAGATGGAAGCCGTGGGTTCGAATCCTACAGTCAGCACCACGAGCCTGCGTTGCCGTCTACGGTCTTAATTGATTGAGAAGCGGCATGTAAGTCAAATCCCATTGCACACGGGGAGATAGTGTGCCATTCTGGGTGTAAGTCATTGGTAGACAGCCTGTCTTGGATACAGGTCGCAGTTGGTTCGATTCCAACCTCCCAGACCAGAATTCAGTGCTAGTGTACAAAACTTGACAAATTGTCGAGCGTATAGTAAGATAGCAGTACGTAACGAATTTGACGTAACAACTACTTGTACCAGCTACGACCTGTAAGCGTACGTACGCGAATACCGGGCAACGTAGGAATGCTGGAACGTCATACTTAGCAATCGCAGAAGCGGCGTGAGTTAATCTACTCTCACTGAGGCGGAGACGGCCAAGAAACAGAACTGTCCAAGAACAATTGCGGTGTGGTGTAACGGTTAGCACTATGGGCTCATAACCCGGAGGTCCAGTTCGATTCTGGCATCCGCAACCAGAGCACGCCAGAGGAAGTGACGAAGCAACCAACCTAGTTGGGGACGAAGCGGCAGTCTGGATAAAGTTAGTAGTGAAATGAACATTGAACTACCTTGCGAGCGTAAAGCTCGCCCAAATAATTGCCTAGAATCCGAGCAAGGTGCATGGACCTGACTGTTAATCAGAGGTTAGAGTGGTTCGATTCCACTGTAGGCAGCCAAGCATGGCGTAGTGACAGACTGGTAATGTATCTGATTGTCTATCAGCTTAATGAGGGTTCGATTCCCTTCTACGTCGCCAGAGTTCGGGCCTGTCGTTGAACAGGATAGAGAAAAGCATCAGCTCTACGTTGATGCCCCGGAAGGTACAATGCGGGTTTGGTATAGTGGCTGTGCCTTAGCCTTCCAAGCTAATGAGACGAGTTCGATCCTCGTACCCCGCTCCAAGTTCCCCGACAAGGAACAGCAGCTCGTAACAGAGCTTCGCTACGTTAGTTTCGTAAAACTCAGGTTGGTACGTACCTGTCAGTAATCGTACCACGAACATTGGGCAAGTGACGGAATTGGTTTACGTGCTACTCTTAGAAAGTAGATTTTGTGGGTTCGAGTCCCACCTTGCCTACCAGTCAGGGATGTCGTCGCAGGTTCGATTCCTGCCGCTTAAAACCTTAAGTGGTCTAGCGTAGCTCAGTCGGTAGAGCGGTCCCACATTACAACGTGCGAGTGGCTTGGGTAAATCGGTACAGCCAGTAGGCTCAAACCCTACGCTTTTGTCGGTTCGAATCCGGCCTTGCATACCAAGCAGTACAATGGTGACGATAGTGTAATGGGAGCATTGCTGTCTGTGAAACAGCAGGAATGGGATCGAAACCCAGCGTCACACCAAATTTATTTACTCATACGTGGGTTCCTAGTACGGGGGTTCGAGTCCCAATGGTAACGGAAGTGGAATCCAGCTACCGCCGACTAGCTACCGGCGAAATACGGCGCCTAGCGAGCGAACGGCGTATGCGTAAGTGAATTTAATGCGGAAGTAGCTGATGAGGTCTTAGCGCTGGCCTGAAAACCCAGAGATGAAGGTTCGATACCTTCATTCCGCACCAGACGAACAACGCGTGTAAGCCGAATATTGGTTAAGTCGGCGCTGACTGTAAATCAGTAGTGGGCTCGACCCGGTGGAGGTTCAATTCCTTCTGCACGCACCATACAGTGTTCCATTCGACTTCTGGTTGAGGTCAGCGTCCTTTCAAGTCGCGCAGGCTCGGTTCAAATCCGGCATGGAACTCCAAAACAATGCTTGGTTAATTCAGCGGTAGAAAATCATCCTTACAAGGTGATAGTCGTTGGTTCGAATCCAACACCAAGTACCAAGATATGGGCTGGAGCGTAGGTTACGCTGGCCTCCCTTGCACGGAGCGCTGATCGGAGTTCGATTCTCCACTGGTCCACCAGAGTAGAAGCGTGGAACAACACAAAGCTACGGCTAATAACGGCTGCTGCGTGCCACGCTCAATGAACCGCCGCATGGCAGAGTGACTATGTACTTGCCTGCAAAGCTTGGGAGATTGGTTAAAATCCAATTGCGGCGTCCAAGACAATACGTGATCCGAGGGATATCGGCTCTGGCGCTACGAACGCTGGCTGGGTGGTTCGACTCCATCATTACGTGCCATATAATCTGCTACTTACCTTCACCCTGAATTGACAGGGCATTCGCGGAAGGGGAGCCACGTAGGTAGCAGATTATATGGAAGATTAACCAGCCGGGGCGCTGGCGGGCTTTGCTAAAGCTTTGGTGCGTGTCGAGCGCATGGCAGTCGGGATGTCAATCTTCCGCCAGAGTAAATTTTCGCTGAACGTGGTAAGCGTTTCCGTCACCAAGCGCTTGAGGGCGGTAGCTAAGTAAAAACAACTCTTCGCCATTATCGGACTAAATGGCACGAACATGGAGACTCAATCCGATTGGCGACGGAACCGGCCTTGAAAGCCGTGCGAGCTAGAAATAGCCTTGGGAGTTCGACTCTACCCAGTCTCCGCCAGAGTACCCGTAAGGGGCTTGCTACGTTGCTGCTTCTTAAGCGTTAAAGCAGACTATAGGTTGGCCGTAGATTTGTGTGCACACGAAGAACGGCGTGATGGTACTAACGTACATGACAGGTCGAGAAAGATCGACACGAATAGTCCCGTAGTTTAACTGGTTAAAACGGTGGACCGATAATCCACTAATCTGTGTTCGATCCACAGTAGGACTACCAAGAACAATTCCCGGCAAATCGACAAGGGCAGATACTACTCTTTGAAAGTAGGTGGCTTGGAGCGTTACCAAGGCTGGGTGCCAACGCTATATACGCGCATGTACCAAGGCTGGCGAGCGAGGTTCCAACCCTTGCTGTGGAGCGTTCGATTCGATTCCGCGTATGCCCTCTAAGGTAGCCCGTGTCTAACGATACGGGCTTTTTTTGTGTTTCAGAAGAAGTATAACTAAGGAGCATTAAATGACACCAAAACTTGTCGACATTGCAAGCGGATACGTTCCTGCGTTCATTCCGTTTGCATACGACCAATCTGGGCAGTTTGCTTTCAGTCCTGATTCCCTTTCTGTGTCGTACACCTACGACACAAGCAGCAATCTCCAATCAGAGACTCGTGGACCCGATCTAGCTGGTAACTACTACAAGAAGACTTACACCTTTACAAACGGCCAGCTAACGGCAGAATCTATGTGGGTGAAGCAATGACGCGGCTTGCTGACCTATTAAAGTTCGGAGCCAATGTCGGAAGTGATCTACACGTCACGGGCAACAGTGCTCCCGGTGGTGTCATAACAGGAGCTTATCTGAAAGGTTCTGGGACGTTCAAGTTCACCAGAACACCAGCGTCCGGGGGAGCAGCAGTGCCGTTTGGAAGTGAAGTATCGAGCGGTTCTACTTACACCGTGAAAATCTCGGACATGGGGTATATTATTGGGGCTGTTCCCGTAACTTACCTACCGCCCCCTGCTGCCGGAGCTACCGTTCGTGTAGCCCCGGCACTACGTCCAGTGACAGATCGTGGTGCGCTACCGAACTTCTACAGCACCAGTTCTCAGTTGACTTATTTGCAGTGCCGGTCCGCACACATCGCGCATGACGTGATCACAAAGCCTGTGGTCGAGTGGACGCTGGCCTACCCGAATGGTTCTACCGAAAATGGCGTATCTAGCGTCGCAACACTAATTTCCTCATCGGTTGAATACCCAGCAGGGACGTTTACTAGGCTCACGTATAATGGATCGGTGAGTGCAACAATCGATGGCACTTCAATCTTGTCGAGTGATGCAAACACTCTTCTAGCCTCGATTCCAGACGGCGCAACTTTCTGGGTATGGGTGAATTTGCACTATACGTCAACGAACAAGGCGTACTACGATGACGGACTTAATTTTTATTATACGACTGCATCCGGTGAGGTAACGAAGGCTTCAACGTCTGCCTTGACCGATTACACGATGGTAGGTGGAATGGTGTCAGGCGGCGTTGGCTCTCCGGGATGGTCTTTCCGTCCAGTGGCTATTAGGGATATCTCAACCAAGCTATCAGCATTCCTAATGGGGGACAGCCGTCAGCGAAAAACACAAGGGGTCTATGGACACGTTGATCCGAAAGGACGTACAGGCGAAGCACAACGAGCTGTCGGTGCACGTATGGCCTGCATTAACGGTGCAGTATCAGGTGATAGCTACTTCAATGTGACCCAAGCTGGAGCGTACACTATCCGTAAGGCACTGGCCGACCGATGCGACATTATTATTGACGAATACGGCATCAATGATTTGGGCACGGGCGTCAATCTCAGTGTGGCTAGCTTCTCAAATGACATTAATACGATGCGTGCGTTGCTTGGCCCGACGAAGCCATATTTCCGGCAGACCATCACGCCGAGGGCTACTAGCACTAATAGATTTACGGATACGGCTGGGCAGACTCCAACGTCGAACGCGTCTTACCGTAGTGCACTCAACGACGCGATTCGAAATGGCACGCTGACGCTCAACAACGCGATGGCGGGATATTTCGAAACAGCGGATGCTGTGGAGACAGCACGGAACTCTGGCATTATCAAACCACTGTCTGGGCGAGTTCTAACAGATATCACTGTTTCTGCCAATAGTACTACTGTTACATCGACTAATAATGATTTCACATCTGCTGATGTTGGACGCTCTCTATTTGCGTCGTCTAATAACTTCGGCGCAGAAATTGTAGCTTACGTCTCTCCTACTCAAGTGACTATTAGTCAAAGCCAAACAACAGCTATCAACCCCGGCGATTCAGTTTACGTAGGACTGTCTACACAAGATGGCCTGCACTACTGGCCCGAAGCAGAGATTTTAATGGCTGCTGACCCATCATGGAATCAGCTAGGAAATCCGCAGTATTAATAACACGTGGGAAAATTAATGGCAACATTAAACCGATCCCACGTGTGCCAAGACTGCTGCCCCACCAACGAGGTTGGGGCAGCTTCTCACATAGCTTTTTAAAAGCTTACATACTACCTTAAAGGAACAAAATGAGCAAGTCGGATACATGGGAAAATGACCTCCTGAAACTGGTCTTTAATAATGTTGGAACATCCCTTATTGGTGACGCAACTGGTATCGTGCCTAGCACGACAGCGGGTAGTCTTTACCTGTCGCTTCATACGTCTGATCCGGGCGAAACAGGAACACAAGCTACTAACGAAACTGCGTACACCGGCTATGCTCGCGTCGCCGTCGCCCGTTCATCGTCTGGATTCACTGTCTCAGCCAACTCTGTAAATCTTGCAGCGAACGCTGACTTCGGCCAGTGCACCGCGTCGCCGGGAGGCAACCTTACACACTTCGGTGTAGGAACGTCGTCGTCTGGTGCAGGTAAGCTTCTATACAGCGGAACGCTAACACCCAACATTATAATGAACATTGGCGTGCAGCCGCGTATTACGACAGCTGCTGGACTCGTTACAGAGGACTAATTAAACATGGCAATCACGAAAGAAGAAATCCTTGCGAAATGCTCTGCTGAACTGATTGCCAGCCGTGATTGCCATGCAATTGCGGAGGTAGTTAGCGAAGGTAGGACAAAAGCTAGCGGCCTGACGATTGGCAACGGGACTATTATCACTGCAATCGGAGATTTGGCGACCGCAAACACGCTGCTCGACGCATTACACAGCGATCAGCGTTTTAAGTACGTAATCCCTCTTCTAGATCAAGGCCGTCTAATTGGTAGCGATCCGTTAGTAGTGGCAACAATTCAAGCATTTGTGCCGTCCATTTTGAACCAAGCGCAAGCTGACAAGCTGATTGCTCTTTGCAGGGTAGCCGACCCAGTATCTCAAGGGGAAGTGGCAGAAGTTCTTTATAACCCTGACGGGAGTATGAAATAATGGCAATCACAAAATCGAATAAGGTTATTATCGCGGCGGGAACGTCTTGTGCCGCTGGCACAACCAAGGCGTCGCCGGGTGTAACTGGTACGGCATATGATTGCACTACGTATTACGGAGGCGAACTTACTTGGCGTATTACTAATGGTTCGTCAGCTCCTACGGTGGCATGTACGATTCAGTTTCAAATTTCCCCAGATAACAGCACTTGGTACGACTATTATGCTGTGGCTGGCGATGTCACTGCTAGTAGCGCATACAGTGGAGCTTTTATCCTTGATAGGGGTGCTATGTATGTAAGGGCAATTGCTTACGGTAACGCAACTAATGCAGTTACCGTAGAAGCAGCTCTTCAGGCCGTGACAGGAGTTTAATATGCCGGGGATGCGACACCAGCCGTCAGGGCGTGCGCAGCTTGATAAAACAAATCCGCTGTGCCAAGGCATTGTGTTTGCAACAAGTGACCTAACTGTTCCTGTCTCTGCATCAGGTCACGTACAGACGCAGATCAGTCCGTCAACATTTGCACGAACAACTGATCCTAACGGACGAGGGGTAGCAGTAAACGCATACTCCGCTAACGCTGCTATTTCTCTTCCGGCGAGTGTTAGAGACGCTATCGTAGGAAGTCCTTACACTATTGCGTGGATTTGCAGCCCAATCTTGAACTCTGCTGGCGGTCAATTGCTATATGGTAATCGTAACGACGGGCAAGGTACTGCGCAATTCACTGTCGTGCTGTCGCAGGGTCAATTGGTGGTTAGCAATGCTAGTACGTCTGTAACTTTTAACCGATCCAGCATTACGCAGGGCGGGAGAATGTCGATGTCGGTTAATTCGTCAACGGTAACGTTCCGCAATAGTGGAGGCACACAAGGACCGGCATTTAGTAGTTCTACGAATACTATTGGTCTTCCGGCGTCCACAACTATTCTTCCCTACGTGTTGAATAAAGGTGATGGCGCTCGTGGATTTCTTTCTGGGGTAAGTTTCCTTGCGATCTGGAACAGGGCGCTAAGTGCTGCTGAACAGGCCGCGTGGGAGGCTAATCCTTGGCAGATTTTTGCCAGTGCAGAAGATGAACATTACGATACGGATTACATTGCAGCAGCGGGAGGCATCTTTTCCGCAGACGGGTCGTCAATTGGTACGAGTAATCTGACGGCGGCAGCTAATGCTATTTTCAATGCGTATGGCTCTAGTACAGCGATTGCTGGTGCAGCAGGAGCTTCGACATCTGTGTTCCCGTCAAATGGAGCATCGAACGGGACAAGCTCGCTTGACGCTGCAAATATCGTGCTGTTCTATACAAACGCAGCAGCGTCCGGTACAAGTAATGACAGTGCAAGCAGCGTAAGCGTCTTTACGTCAGACGGATCAAGCACAAGTACTGCAAGTGTGTCCGGTAACGCTTATGCCATTTGGCGTGTGTCCGCAGAAAGCTTTGGCTCTGCTTCAAACTCTGGTGGCGGTGTAGCACTTGCTCCAGTTGCCGGAGCTTCAGCTGGGTCATCTTCGTCAGGTGGCGGCGGTTCATCTATGGGACCGGCCGATGGGTCGGCGGATGGAACAGCAGTTGGAACATCAAATGCGGCAGCAATCGCAAGCGCTTTCTACAATGCAATTGCAAATGCTGTAGGTAGCGCAACAGTTACGGCCGTTGGAGCATCAACCAATAGCGTAACAGCTAGTTCGAACGGGTCTGCGTCCGGAACAGGAAACGTTACAGCTTTGGCTACAGCGAACGCAAACACAGGCGGGGCATCGTCGGCAGCTGCTGGCGGGGTTATTTTGGCTTGCGCTTCTGGCGCAGCAACTGGCCTTGCGAACGTTGGAGGTTTGTCCGTTGCTATCTACAGCACTGGTGGTATCTCAATATCAGCAGCACAAGTGCAAGCACTCGCTGCATCTGTAGCATCTACGTTCGGGAATTCGGAAGGACGTTCAACTGTATCTGGCGTCACGGAAGGAGGTTTGCATTATACGGCTTCTGGAGACAAGTTCTCGATTACGTTGGTCCTATCTCCGTACAAACTGACGTTTAATGATGTCCCTTTCAAACTGAAACTTAACTAAGGACGATATGCAAATCACACGTATTCGTGGAGATACAGCCCCGGATAGTTTCACAGTCACTAACGCAAAAACGCGGGGTGTAGTGAACCTTACCGGGTGCACGTTCAAAATGACAATTAGTACCGTTCCTGACCCGGTTGATACATCTACTCAGGTATATCAATTGGACGGAGTAATCAACACCCCGGAAACGGGGATTGTTGAATTTTCCCCGACAGCGGATCAAGCAAACCAAGTAGGGTACTTCTACTACGATGTTCAGATGACGGACTCGTACGGACGTGTCCTTACGTTAGATAAAGACGTGTACCTGTTCACACAGGACATCACGAAATAAGGAGTAAGAGCATGGCTAAAAAGAAGCCAATCCCGGAAAGCGTAGAGCAGGCGTACGAAGAAGAACAATTGGTTCTAGGGCCATGCTCTGAAAAGCAGCGGATGGTGTTGACGGATAATACTACCGATATGCTGTTGATCGGTGGTGGTGCCGGAGGCGGTAAGTCGTATCTGGCACTTCTGAAAGCGCTTAACTTTTGCATGACCGACCCGGCAGCTCGCGTGCTAATCGTACGTCTGACGTACCCAGTGCTAAAAGCTGTCGGTGGCCTTGTGGACGAATCGAAGTACCTCTACAAGCAATTCGGCGCTGAATTCAAACTGCAACCCCTTGAATGGCACTTCCCAAACGGCGCTGTCATTAAGTTCGTTGCTATGCCAGCAGATAAACAAGAGGTACAGGGTTGGCAGGCAACCAACATCATTGTAGACGAGGGCGCCGAATTCAAACTAGAAGACATTCTTGCACTACAAGAGCGTATTCGGGGCGCGCGTTACAAGGGTAAGCTAGGAATGATTATTACCTGCAACCCGAACCGTAATAGCTGGCTGTATGAATTCGTGAAATACTGCCTCGACCCGGACACAGGCGTACCAAAACCGGGGACTGAAGATATTACACGCTGGTTCATGCAGCTAAACGGTAATATCGTATGGGGTGAAAGTTATGATGACCTGTTTGAAAAGCATGGTCATGGTATGGACAAAGCTAAGGACTACCATCCTACGTCATTCCGCTTCATTCCGATGGACGTGTTCTCTAACCCGGTATTGTTGAAGAATAACCCCGGATATCTGGCTAAGCTGAAGGCAGGTACACGTGTATCTCAGTTGCGATTTTTGCACGGCTCTTGGACTGCTGTTCCTGAAGGTAACAGCAACTTCAACCGTAGCTGGGTAACGATGGTTGAACACGCCCCTGTCGAAGTTACAGGACGCGTCCGCTCATGGGACTTGGCTCACTCTATTCCGAGCGAAACGTATCCCGACCCAGACTGGACCGCTGGCGTGCGGATGAGCCGCACGAAAGCAGGGCGGTACGTAGTGGAGCATGTCAAGCGATTCCAAAAGCTGACGGACGGCGTTGTGAAAGGAATCATCGAAACTGCGCACCAAGAGGACGGGCTGAACGTCCCGGTGACGATCCCGAAGGATAACGGCGGTGGTAAGGCTGCTACGCAGTTCTTCACGAAGGAGCTGGCAGAAGAGGGCATCACTGTGAAGGGTATCCCGATTTCGGGGCACACGAGCAAGATGCAACGCTTCCTGCCGTTCTGTTCTTTGGCAGAGGCCGGATTGGTAGACGTTGTACGCGGAGACTGGAACGAAGACTTCTTCGTTGAGCTTGAACACTTCCAAGGTATCAGGAACGAAAAGAACGATCAGGTTGACGCCTGTGCGGACGCATTCAACTACCTAGCGAAGAACGGGAACATCCCTGACTTCGTTGTACCTGATTTGTCAAGGCCGAGTCCAGTTCCTACCATACTATCGTAAGCAAGTAAATAGGTAGTGTGGCAAAAAGTTGACAAATAAGGGTACGTAGTGTACAATCACGCATATACAGTAAAGAAGGAGCACTATGGCAGACCAAAAGCCACAAGCTGATAGCGGCGCTGGTTTGAACGCCGATCCTTCAGCAGTAATCCCACGTATCAGTTTGAGTGAGGTTGGTTTCTCCGGCCTGACGACCATGAGTGGTCGAATCCTTGAGGAACAGAATCGAGTCTTCCGATTCCCAGAGTTCCTAAAGACTGTTACGGAAATGAAGACCGACCCGACAATTGCAGCATCGCTTGGTATCTATCGAATGATGATTACAGGCGTTCAGTGGCACGTGGCTCCGCCAGATAACGCTACTGAGACTGACAAACAGCGTGCAGCATTTGTTGAAAGCTGTATGTCTGATATGGAAGGGTCGTGGCCCCAATTTATGGCGGAAGTGGTAACGTATCTCGAATACGGCTTCTCCATTCAAGAAAAAGTATTTCGCCGACGCCTGACAAGGAACGGGAGCAAGTATAATGATGGTTTGGTAGGGCTACGTAAGATCGCAACACGTCCTCAAGATACGATTCGTCACTGGAATTTCTCCGAAGACGGTCGTGAGTTGTTGAGTGTCGGGCAGAGTATAAAGAATATGGAAAACTCGGCACGGTTTATGAATCTTGCTGATCCGAACGGACTGATTACAATCGACCGTGCGAAGTTCATGTTGTTCTCTGCTGATAGCGTGAAAGGCAACCCGGAAGGTAAGTCGATTTTGAAGTCGGTGTACCTGCCGTATAAGCAGCTAACACTGCTTAAAGACCAGTTGATGCTTGGTGTATCGAAAGACATTGCCTCTGTCCCGGTAATCTACATCCCGCCAAAATTCATGGCGAACGACGCAAGCGATTCGGAGCGCGCAGTGTACCAAGCGTACCTGAATGCAGCTCAAGCGATTGCGGATGGTAAGCAGCGCTCTCTAGTGATGCCGCTGGTACTGGATGAAGGTGGGAATAAGCAGTTCGAATTCACGTTGATGGAAGCAAAAGGCCACAACAAATTCGACATCCCTTCGATCATCACCGGATTGCAAAACGACATCCTTACAGCCCTGTCAACGAAAGTGCTGACGGCAGAGCAAGAGGAAGCTAGCGTTCTCTGCAAAATGGCAATCGAACACAGACTGAATGAAATCCGCGACGTTCTTAACAACGATCTGGTAGCTCAAATCTTCGCATTGAATGGTTGGAACCAAGATCGTCTGCCAACATTTGAGTTTGGTGACGTTAATGAAGTCGATAGCGAAGCATGGTCGAAAGCCCTGCAACGTGCGGCATCTGTCGGTCTTGTTGAAATTGACCGACCAATCCTGAATAAAACTCGCGAAGTCCTTGGCGTTGAGCCCCTACCTGTTGACGAACCAGTCGATAAAGAAAATCTGACGGGTAACGCAAGCCGCTCCGGCGATGGCATGGCAGCAGGTAAATCCGGCGAAGGTACGGCAGATATCGGTGGCAAGTCCAGCAAGCAGGATAAGTCAGCGAGAAATCGTGACAACACAGGATAAGGAACACAACATGACAATGCAACGGCCTGTTCGCAGATTGACATCCGATCTGTACAACAAGCCGCATCTCATTTCTGCGGAAGCGTTCAGTGCGATTACTTCGTATCTGGACCTCCGCAACACTGGGATGCTGGCACAAGTAGAAACTGTTTCAGCCGACCTTGATAAACCTTCTAATGTTGGCAAGGTTGGACTAATCAACATCCACGGAAGCCTGACTAACAAACCAGTCGAATCCCTTTGTGGTGCAACTGGTACAAGCTACGCCGGACTGTTGAATCAGATGGACGAACTTATCGGGATGGGCTGTAAAAAAGTCGTCTTCGATATTAGCTCTGGCGGCGGAGAGGCATTCAATTGCTTCCAAACCGCAGACGCACTCCGCAAAATGGCTGACGATAACGATGTCTACCTGATTTCGTACGTACAGGATTGCGCAGCATCCGCCGCTTACGCTTTGTGCGTATTGTCGGACGAGGTTGTTTGCCATCCTCAAGGCCAAGTCGGGAGCATCGGAGTTCTTATCGCCCTGATGAACAACAGCAAGCAGCTTGAACAAGAAGGACTGACACGTACGTTCGTAACAGCGGGAGCTAATAAGATTCCGTTCGATGCAAATGGTGATTTCCGAGACGAGTTCATTGAATCTCTACAAGAGAGTGTGAATGAACTTTACGGCGAATTCGTAACCCACGTATCCAAATACACGGGACTTTCGGAAGAGGAAATCAGGTCTACAGAGGCTTCGATGTTCCGGGCTAACAAAGCGCTATCGATGGGACTGATTAACTCGATCATGACCAACGAACAGTTCGCTGAATATCTATCGCAATAAGGAGCCATTTTGAAAGACGTACTCAAACGGATGTTCGGGAAATCGCCCGACGCTGCGCAAGCAGAAACCACACAAGAAGGAATTGAAACGATGGCAGACGCCGTAACTGAAGTGCCTAGCGCGAGCGCTAGTCTTACAGACCAAGTAGCAGCGCTGCAAGCCACTGTTACCGCTCTGACGGATCAACTGAACGGCAAGGTTGCAGAACTGGCAGACAAGGATTCGAAGATCGCTGAATTGACCGCTCTGGTTAATGCTGCTACAGAATTCAAAGCTGCTCAGGAAAAAGCAGCGGCCGAAGCAAAGGTTGCAGCTCGTACTGCAAAACTGGCAGAAGTGGTCGGCACAGAGCAAGCCACCAGCCTACAAGCAGCGCTGGCAACTCTGGACGACGCAGCGTTTGATGTAGCTGTAGGAGCTATGTCAAACAAACTGAATACCGAAGCAAAGTCTGCGGCATTCAACGAAGTCGGAGTTGAAGGTTCAACCGACGCTGTAGCGCTTGCTACTGAAACCAGTGGCTCGCGTGTGATGGACTACCTGAAGACCATCGATCATAACCAATCCAACTAATCCATAAAGGAATGTAACATGCCAGTTTTCGCAACTGAAGGCCAATACTCTCGTTTCGGTTCGCTTGTAAAAATGAGCGACACTCCGGAGCGTTTTGAGTTCCACACTGATGTCATCACCGCTAACGAAGCCGGTACTCCTACTTACACGCTGGGTACTGTTCTAGGCAAAGTGACTGCCACCGGAAAATACATCGTCTGCGTCCGCACTGCGGTTGATGGCTCACAAACCCCTGCTGCTATCTATCTCGGTGACGGTAAGATGGGTGCCATCGTTGACACTACCCTCGTGGCAGCTACCGATACTCCTGTTCTGGCCCTGACGCGCGGCAAAGTAATCGTCGCTAAAGAGGCTCTGAAACTGGACGCGTCGTTCTCTACGACCACGCAGAAGCAGGCAGCATACGATGCTCTTAAAGCAGTCAACATCCTCGTTGAAGCCTCGTTCTAATTAACCAAGTAAAGGAATAACAAATGATCGTTCGCGATTTTGGTAACGGCTTCAGCGTCGTTGACTGGACCCAAGAAGTAAACACCGTTCCGAACCAGTGGGGTCTGCTAGGCCAACTGGGTATCTTCCAAGAGGAATCGGTTGCTGAACACGTGGTTGTGTTCGAAGAAATCATCAAAGACGGCCAACTGATCGTTGACCGCGTTCGCGGCGACCGTGCAAGCGTGGGCCGTGACCAACAGCGCAAGATGCACTCGTTCACCGTTCCGCACTTCCCATACGAAGATGCGATCTATCCGCAAGACATCCAAGGTAAGCGCGCCTACGGATCGGCTTCGGAAGCTGAAACGCTGGACCTAGTGCGTGCTCGTAAGCTGGCTCGTATCCGTCAAAACCACGCATGGACGCTGGAAGCAGCTCGTGCGCAGGCAATCGTATCGGGCACTGTGTACGCTCCGAACGGTACTGTGTCGCAAGACTGGTATCAGGAAATGACTGGCGGGGCTCGTCCTGCTGCTGTTGACTTCCTGCTGGGTACTTCGACCACTGAGATTTCGACAATGATCGAAACTGTTCTGGCACAGATTCAGGATAACAGCGGTCAAGTGAACTACACGGGTGTCGTCGCTCTGTGCGGTACTACGTTCTTCCAAAAGCTGATTACCCACCAGGTAGTTAAGCAAGCCTACCAATACTACACTTCGACCAGCGAACCGCTGCGTCGTCGTCAGTCAGCAGACGGTAGCGCAATCGGAATGCGTCGTACGTGGGAGTTCATGGGCGTTACGTTCATCGAAATGCGTGATGCCTACAACGGCAACCGTCTGATCCCGGCTGCTGATGCGTACTTCGTGCCGACTGGTACGGACTTCTTCAAGACGTACTTCTCGCCAGCTAACCGTTTCGGTCTGGTGAATACGCTGGGTGAACAAGTCTACGTGTTCGAAACGATGGCACCGAACGGCACTGCCTACACCATCGAATCGGAGTCGAACTTCATCAACGCGCTGCTGAAGCCACTGATGGTTGTGAAGGCTACCACAAGCAACTAATGCTTGAAGACAGACCCTTCGGGGTCTGTTATCTATGAAGGTTACGTTCCATGTCAAACGGTTAATTCCGTACCTAGCCTTCATAGATAACATTGAAAGGAATATCATGGCACTTCTTGATCCAACAACACCCGTAGGTAAGATGCGCCTCCGGGTCGGTGATTTCTCCGATCTTCCGTTGATGCCTGATTCGGTTTATATCTCGGCATTGCAGGACACGAATAACAACCTCCCGAAAGCGAGCGTTCTGGTAGCACAATATATTCTGGCGATGCTGACATCCCAGACGCACCAGAAACTAGCGCAGATCGAAGTGTTCGGTTCAGAGTGGTTCAACAACTACCTTGCATTCGTTAAAGCTACGATCCTTAATCCGAACTTCATGGACATCGCTCCGATGCCATACGTTCCAACGATTAAGAACGAATTCGGGCAAGAGGTTGAATTGCCTCTTGTGCAATTCCAGAAGGATTGGAATAACAACTACATCACGACAACGCAATCGCAGGATATGCATTTGATGGCTCTGCCGCCAAGCACAATTCCTAACGATCCGTTTAGTACTATCGGAAGGTTCTACTAATGGTTGACCCGCTAATCAGAACCGTTTATTCGATGATGGCTCGGTTCGGCGGGGACGCAACGCTGGTAGTGGACTCTGGTGAATCTACGTACGATCCAGAAACCTCCACTACAATCTCAAGCGTTACCGAGTACCCAGTGCGAATTATTGCTCAAGACTACATTCAGAAGTCTCTAGGACTGTTGACCAAAGCAGGAACAACGATCCAAACAGGGGATAAATGGATTTTCGTTCAGCCGAGCGAAGACTCACCGCTTCCGCGTGCAGAGGTAGATTGCCTCCTGTTCGAAGGGAAGAAATGGGTAGTGAAGGTTGTAAAAGACCATAACCCGTCTGGGACGAAGAGCTACCTGTACGAGATTTACGCGAGGGCCTAATGGGATTCGCTGACTCTATTAGGCTCCATAACGCAAAGGTCAAGCAAGAGGTAAGCAACAAGATCATCGACATAGCGGCCGAGTTGTTCACTGAAGTAGTGAACGGTACGCCAGTTGACAAGGGTATCCTGAAGAACAACTGGTACGGAGGCACAGGTGGGACATATAACGCGTCGTACAACGAAGCGTCGGCCAGTAAGGATGGAATGTCCAGCCTAACGCAGATCGCGTCTCTACGGGCTTATACGGGCTTCGTAGGTAAGGATGGAAGCGTTAGCCTATCGAACTCAACTCCGTATGGCTTCCGTGCCGAGTATGCCGGATGGCCCGCTCCTGAGTGGACTGGACGCATCGGCCCTTACGCAATGATCGCTAAAGCCTTTATCAAAGTCGCACCGAAATATAAGAGGCCATAATGACAGCGCGATCAGAAATCGAAACAAGAATTAACACATGGGCTGAAGCGCAAATTCCGCCGATCCCAGTCGCCTTTGAGGGCGTGAATTTTACTAAGCCCGCAAGTGGTCCCTACCTAGAAGTGTATATGCTCGGTTCGGACAGTAAGTTGCGGACAGTATCAGCAGATGGTGTGCGTGAACTAGGAATGTTCCAAGTGAATTGCTACGCCGAAGCTGGAAAAGGAATGGGAGAAGTGGAAGCGATTGGTCAAAGCATTGTATCGCTTTTCCCTGTACTACCAAAGACGGGGACAGTCAGCATTGAACAGCCCTTGAGTTGGTCACGTGGGAGCATTATCGACGGGTACGCATTCGTCCCCGTTCGTGGCAACTACCGAATTGAATCATAACAACTTTTCTTCGAAGGAAAATAAATGGGTGCTATCACTACAACTAATCGCGGCGCTAAGGTAACTGCTACCCGTATCACCGCATCAGCATCGGATACGTTCACGTACGTGCCGAATACTGGACAAGTGCTTGAGCTACACAACAACACTGCCGGTGCACTGACGGCTGTTATCAAAGGTACTGCCCCATCGGCGGCTTACCCAATTCCGGGTGCTGGTGGTACGACTGTTGACTTGAGTGCCGGTCTATCAGTTCCGGTAGCAGCAGGCGCTTCGGTGTTCGTAACGCTTGATTCGCACGCAGCATACCTAGCAGGTACAGGTGCCATCACCGTGACTGGTGCAACTGGCATGACCGTCATCCTGCTTGCCAACTAATTTAACAAAGGAGTAACAAATGGCTGTTTCAAAAGTACGTACCAGTGCTGGTACAACCCTGTTCATCTCGGGCACTGGTTCGGCGCCTACTGCCGCTCCGGCTGGTCTTGCTACCACGTACGACGCTGCCACCTTCGCCGGAGCATCGTACATCGCCATCGGTGAACTAACTGATCTTGGCTCATTCGGTAAGAAGTACAACCTAGTGTCGTTTAACCCGCTAGGCTCACGTCAAACCGTTAAGCGTAAAGGTTCGTTTAACAACGGCACCCTGCAACTGAAGATGGGTGATTCGATTCTGGATAATGGTCAGATCGCTATCAAAGCCGCTTCGGACCAAGACGTATCGTACGCGTTCAAAGTTGTCACCCAGTCGGGAACGACCTACTACTTCACCGGACAGGTGATGGGATGGACGCTGGAAGTTGGATCGGTTGACCAGATCACCGGCCTGACTGTTGACGTTGAAATCGACAACGACATCGTTACGACGAACCAAACCGCGTAATGGATGGCCGACCTTCGGGTCGGCTTTTTACTAACATAGTTTAGTACGTAGTGATACCAAAATTTGACAAAGTGTGGTACGTAGTGTACAATCGTTGGTATCTGCGTAGCGAGCTACGTTAGTAAAAATACAGGCAATAACTGCCGCAACCTACCATGAAAAGGAATATACCATGTTTGACGTAAAAAGCCTAGCAATCAAGGAATCGACTGTTCTGCATCTGAAGAACCCGTTCACCGACGAACCGCTGTACGTGAACGACAAAGGCGAACTGGACCCGAAAGGTACTAACCCCGTCACCGTCACCGTCGCCTCAACCGGATCGCGTGAGTACCGTCTAGCTGTGAACGCAATGATTAACCGCAGCATCAAGCGCGGCAATAAGAAGCTGAACGCTGAGGAACAAAAAGCAGAAGGCATCGAACTGCTGGTGGCATGCTGCATCGACTCGGAGAATCTGTCGTATGATGGAGAGCCGGTCAAATCGGACGCACAATTCCGTGCAATGTTGGGCGACGATTCCATCGGATTCATCAAAGCGCAGATTGACGAAGCACTGGGTACTATCGAGCTTTTCAAGTAACAGTCGATGAGGCTGAACTTTTTGTTCGACAGGAAGCGTACTACAACGCTGTCCCAGAAGGTCAAAAACTCAGCCGGTCGGAGCAAATAAGGCGGGCAGCATTAGGTGATATTGTCCCGCTGGACGACTCCGGGGAAAAGGCCGAAGACGGTTCACTCCCCGACACGCTGGATGTATCAGTTCAAGAGCTACGAGAAATTCCAATGCCCGATGTATCGGAAGCAGCGGGGTATCTCGTAGCTCTTTTGCATTCTGCCGGGGTAGCGAGCACTAATGGAATGGGGCTGTCTGGTCTGTCGTGGCAAGAGATTGAATCGTGGGCAAGATGTAACGATATGGTTGGAATTTTGACCCCTAAAGAATATAGGGCAATCTACAACCTTAGCAGGGCGTATGTAGCAGAGCACTCGGTAGCATCGAAGAAAGGTGCAAAACCTCCGTATGTTAAAGTGGAGCCGAAAGAAGCAAAAGACGAAGTTGTGCGCAAGATGGTGGAGACGAAAGTGGAAGACGTATTCGCATCCATGCTTTCTGCACAAAAACGAGAGTGATAGGCCGAAAGGTCGTTTTATAAGGAACGGGAATGGCAACACAAGATATTAGCCAACTTGTCGTAGACGTTAAGAGCCAAGGTATCCAAACTGCTGCAAAGCAATTGGATAAACTCGCTACGTCTGCTGACAATGCCGAAGCCGCTGTAAAGAAGTTGGGAACCGCCGTCGTCGGCACGAATGGTACGTTGTCAGGTGGAGTAGCAAATGCTACAGCCCTTGTTTCGTCTATGACGGCTCTGACAGCAGTTCTCGAACGTATGGCGCAGAGCCAAACGCGTGCTGCGGCGTCGGCACGTGTCAATAACGAAGCTATGGCGGAGGCCCATGCGCTTGCGCGTGGTCTTTCGGGGTCGCTAGGAGCGCTATGGGTCACGTACGGCAACCTTGCTGGTATGGGTGTCGGTATTGCTCTAGGTGCGTCCCTGAAGGGCGTTATCGGTGTTGGAAAGGATGTCGAGCAAACGCTTGAAGGTATTCGCGTTCTAGGTGGCGCAACGACAACCGAGATGGTCAAGATGTCTGATGCCATCAACTCTCTTGGTACTGGAACTAGCGGTCCAAAAGAAGTTGCTGAAGCGCTGAAAACCTTGACGCTGGCAGGTTTGAATGCTGAGCAATCCCTGAAGGGCGTAGGTGCGGCACTTAACCTCGCTATCGGGGGAGAAGTATCTATCGAGAAATCGGCAGAGACGCTTGTGCAGGTTGGATCAGCTCTAGGATATACGGCGGAAAGTTTCGATCACATTTCTGACGTTATCGTGAAAACCGCTGCTGCGTCGATGTCCAGCGTTGACAGTATTTCGGGGGCTTTCAAATCAGCAGCAGCGGTTGGCACTACATACGGCGCTTCGTTGCAGGACATCGCTGTCGGCCTTGCTGCTGTGGCTAACCTTGGCATCCAAGGTACTGCTGCTGGTACGGCCCTGAAGAACCTATACAAAGACCTGTCTGCCTCAACGCAGAAAGTAACGCAGACGTTGAAGGACATGCATATGTCCATTAGCAGCTTCCGTGACGCGCAAGGTTTCATGCTTCCGCTGGTAGAAGTGATTCAAAAGCTGGACGAAGGGTTTAACAGGCTCAGCACTGGAGCCCGTAACATGGCGATGGTGAAGATGTTCGGTCAACAAGGTCTGCGTGAAGGCGCGGCCCTTATTTCGTTGCTACACCAAGCAGCCGATGACACCGAAAGGTACGGTACTAAAGTTGATAGCACTCACAACAAACTGGTTGAGCTTCAAGATCAGATCAAAGAGTCTGCTGCAACTGCCAAGCTCGCCGCTATCGCGATGTCTCAGACAACGGAAAACCAGTTCAAGTCTGTAAAGAACACTCTTGAAACGACGTTCAGCCAAGTGTTCACGCAAATCCAACCTCAGATCGGGGCAATCGCACGAGCGCTAAAGGAAGCTTTTGCTTCGGAAGAATTCAAGAGCGGCCTGAAAACCGTTATCAGTCTTCTTGTCGATTTCACGAAAGTGCTGTTCGATAATGCAGCGCTTCTCCGTGACGTGGCGTTCGGCATGGCAGGCGCTAAGTTCTTGGAAATGGCGTCTGGTATTCGTGCAGCAGCCGGTGCAGCAGCTACGTTCAATGCAGCTCTAGGTCCGATTGGTGTCGCCATTGCAGCTTTGACATTCGCTTGGCAGATGTATAAGCAGGCGAAAGACCGTGCCCTGAGCAACAAGGATGCTGAAGGTAATTTGACAGACTACGTAAAAGAAGTCGAAAAGGAAACCGAGAAACAAACGAGCCTGTACAATCTCCGTGTTAAGTATGGTTCTGACGCTGCTGCACAGCGCGCACAGGAAGCAAAGGAGCGTAGGGAAGCTTCTCAGAAAGCAATTGATGACGCTAAAGCAGGCGTGAACGCGCTCCTGAAAGTCCGTGACGATTACTTGGCTAAGATGTCGGGGAGCGAGAGAGCGAAAGCTGAAGCTATTCTGAAGTTGGATGAGGAAGGGCAGAAAGCAGCGCTAGAAAAGCGTAAGTTTTTCGGGCAGCAGGGTTTGTTTGATAATATTGCTAACGCAGTGTCTGCGAACATTGCATACGCGGAGTCTAGCCGTAAAGTGGCTATTCAAACCGAGAATGCAAAGAAAGCCGTCGAAGGGCTTATCGGAGCTGCGGGGAAGAACGCCGACTGGTCCGATGCAGAGGCTAAGAAGAACCGCATCATCTCTCCCGGAGATGGTCAATTGTCGGGGAAGGTAGATACGAAAGCTCTGAATGCAGCGTACAACGAGGCCATCACTGCGCAACAAGACATCATCAAAGCAGCCAGCCAAGCACTCGCTAACTTCCGCGAACAGGAGCAAGCAAAGTTCAAGGCAGGGCAAATCGGCCAGATTCAGATGATTAACGAAGTGGCTGATGCTGAAGTTGAAGCAGCTACTAAAACCGCTGAAGCAGCTCGTGCCGCTCAAAGGAAAGCCGAAAGCACTCCCAACAAGCAAGCCGATGCAGAGCGATTCAAAGCTGAAGCTGAACGGGCTGAAGTTGATTACGTTCAAGCTCAGAAAATGAGGAATCAGAACATTTTGGCAGCACAACGCCAGATGGAAGAAGACTCTGTACGATTGAAAGTGAAATCACTGGAAGATCAGGGAAGGTTTGTAGAAGCTGCTGAATTGAAGTGGTCGCAAGAAGGCCGTGTTGCGTTGGAGCAGGCTAGAGCTGATCTTGCAAAATACGGAGACGCGTATCCTGAACTTGCTGAAAAAGTTAAAGCTTTCGAAGCAGTACAACGAGATGCTATGAACTCGGCACAAGTTAAGGAAGACGCTAACGATTTCAACACTACGCTGATTGAGCTTCAAGGTACACTGAAAGGTTTTAAGTCAGAGTCATATGGTCGCAGTATTGGTGGAATCTTTACCGCTGCTACGAAGGCTTCTGAAGACTATCAGAAGAAGCTTGAAGAGCTAAAGACAAAACGTAACGCATTGTGGGCAGATGCAGTCCTTAAAGGTGATCCAACGGCTAAAAAAGCGCTGGCAGAAGCCGACAAGGAAATGGCTGCAATGGCGGACAAGCAGAAGGGTATGTGGCAGGAAGTCGGTGATACGATTTCTAAGTCGCTTGGAGACGCTTTCGGTACTGCTGGCACAGCGCTTGGAGATTTGTTCAAAGCTACACTTGAATACCAAAACACTGAAAACGCTTCAGCAGAAGATCGTATGAAGCAGTATGGAGACATGGCCCAAGCAGCTAGCGGATTCTTCGACAAACAATCGAAGGGCTACCGTGTGCTGAATGGTATCGCTCAAGTCTTCCACGTGGCTCAGATGGCCCGTACGATGATGCAAACCGCTGCTTCGGTAGCGGCTGGTGCTGCGCAATTCTTTGCACAGTCTGGATGGGGCGGATTCGCTGGTGTGGCGGCTATGGGTGCAGTGATGGCAGGGCTTGGATACGCAATGTCGGGTGCAAGCACGCACGGAGCTGATCCGACCATGGACGCCGAGTACGTACAGAAGCATCAAGGTACTGGTACGGTTCTTGGGGACGCAGACGCTAAGTCGAAATCTATCACGGATTCTATCTCTGAGCTGAAATCGAACTCGGATATGATGCTTCCGCTGACACAAGGAATGCTGAATTCGCTGCACAATATCGAAGACTCTATGAAAGGGCTTGCGAAGCTGGCAGTGCAAAGTGGTATTACTACCGGCCAAAACATGGGGATCGACACGTATAGCAACAAGAGTAGTATTTCTTGGGGCACTGCTGTTTTGCTGGGAGGCGTTACAGCCCCACTTGTGAAATGGCTTGGCGGGTTGTGGGGTAAATCATCGCAGGAAATCACTGACTCTGGGTTGCAATTCGGGGGACGTGTATCTGATCTGCAAGCTGGCCGTGGTTTCAACCAGTATGCAAACGTGAAGACATCTTCTTCAAGCTGGTTCGGTCTGTCGAAGAGCAGCAGCAATTCGGTTCAAACTCAAGGATTGAGTTCGGACATTTCGGCCCAGTTCGGTCTGGTGTTTAGTAACCTCGAAGACGCACTGAAAGGTGCTGCTGGAGCATTGGGTACAAACAGCGATGCAGTCGGACGTGCGATTGATAACGTGGTTCTCAAGACTACGAAAATCTCGCTGAAAGACCTGAAGGGCCAAGAGCTGACAGACGCAATCAACAACGTCCTGTCGAGCGCAATGGACCAGATCGCAACAGCCGTCTACCCGCAGATGCAGCAGTTCCAGCAAATCGGAGAAGGTTACGCTCAAACGGTTGTCCGTGTTGCCTCTGGTGTCGAACAAGCTAAAAATGCGTTGGAACAACTTGGTGTAACGGCTGTAAATTACGCAGACTTGACCAACAAACAGGGTGATGTAGCTTCAGAGATCGTGAAGCAAAGCCTGTTGGACAAGGAGACGACGACTCGTGTCATTGGTACGATGGATAAGTCTCAGCTTGGCGGTGTGCTAGGGAACATTTTCAAGCATTTCGGTGGAACCACTGTAACGATCCTTCAGAAAGACCTGTCCGGTATCGGGGAAATCATTAAGAACATGACTGGCAGCGTTGAAGAACTGACTGCTGCGTACAAAGCTCTTGATGCCATCCGTACTCAGATGAATCTGATCGGCTTGAACGGTAACGGTTTGAACTTGGATATGGTGAAGGGTGCAGGCGGAGTGTCGCAGCTTCAGTCAGCAGTCAATACATACCAAGACAAATACTTTACAGATCAAGAGAAGTCTGCTATAATGCTGAAGTCCGTAACTGCTGAGTTCGCAAAACTTGGCGTTGCACTTCCACCTACACGTGCGAACCTTCGATCACTGATTGAGGAAGCGAGCAATAGCAATCCTAAGCTGGCTGGACAGTTGCTTGCACTGTCTGGGGATTACGACAAGCTGATGTCAGCGGCAGAAGATGCTAACAAAGCTACGACTGATACGCTGAACAACACAATCGACGGCCTGAAATCATTCAGGGATGCGTTGAAGAGCTTGAAAGACTCTTTGGCTCTTGGGGATTTGTCGATCCTGACGCCGATGCAGAAATTCCTAGAAGCACAGCGCCAATACGAAGATACGGTAGCAAAAGCTAAAGCGGGTGACGCTACAGCTCAAGGTAACGTTTCTGCGACGGCTCAAGCTTATCTGGATGCTTCTCGTGTGGTCAATGCTAGTTCGCAGGCTTACACCGATACGTACAATCAGGTCATGACGGACATCGACAAACTCGGTGCATCCGCTGATACGCAATTGTCAAACGCTGAAAAGCAATTGGCAGCTTTGCAGGATCAGGTAACAGCTCTGGATGCATTGAACGCTACGGCGTCCAACATGGCATCAAGCCTTACAACGATTGCTACGAACTCTTCGGCCCCGGTTACATCTACTGGGACTGTTGCGGTGGATACGTCGGAGCTACAGGCAGAGATTAAAGACCTGAAGCAGCAATTGGCTGATGCCCAGACTGCTAATGCGCAAGCACTGGCTAACCTGACAGCAGCTTTGTTCGACGCAAATGCTCAGGGTGCAAAAACTATCTCTGACGCTGTGAAGGGAACTGCTTCCGCATCTGACTTCATTCAGCAAACAATTAAGAAAGTCCTATCAGAAAGGTAATACATGATCGACTATGCAGCTTGGTTGCAAGACCCGGCTGCTGTTCGAGTGGTACTAATCGAGGTAGGGGTGCAAGTGGCCGGGTTGGAAACAACCCGGTATTTGTCTACCCGTCCTTACGTAACGTCACCAACGGACAGCCCAGCTAACCAGTATTATGAACCCGCTGTAACTACCGGGTTCACTTACACTGAACAACTTGATATCGATGGAAGTGGTAGCATCTCTGTAGGTGATATCGAAATCGCCAACTACAGCGGAGAGCGTGACAGTTGGCTAAATGACGTATGGGATAATCGCCCACTGAAGGCTTGGATTGGCGACCCGCGTTGGGCTCGTTCCGATTTTCAAATGATTTTCAATGGCGTTGTAGCGACCATTGGCAGCAAATCTCGCGAAGTGCTGAACCTAACGCTCCGCGACAAATTGCAATATCTAAATACCCCGATCACCGACAAAACTATCGGAGGATCAGGAGCAAATAAAGACGAAGTTATCAGCTTGACGTTCGGAGAGGTACATAATGTTACCCCTCAACTCGTTGATGCATCGACACTTAAATACCAAGTGCACGACGTCCAGATCGAAAAGATTATCGAGGTTCGGGATAATGGTATGCCGGTGAGTTATGCAACACCGGACCTTACAACTGGCACGTTCCTACTTACCCAAGCATCGGCAGGGCAAATCACTGTCTCTGTGCAAGGTGATAAAGGTGATGGAACGTACCGCAACACAATTTCAGCGCTGATCCAACGTATCGTAACAAGCTACGGAACGGCCAGCGGCAGATTTACCACGGCAGACCTTGATACTACGAATCTGAGTACATTCGAGGCAGCTCACACGCAGCCTGTCGGGGTGTACGCAGATGGACGTACAAATGTGCTTGAGCTGTGCCAGAATCTAGCGGCAAGCGTTGGGGCTCAGCTGGTAATGTCGAGGCTTGGACAGCTCCGTCTGATTCAGTTGGCAGTGCCCGGAACTGGAACGCCGGTTCAAGTCGGCCCAGCTCAGATGGTTGAGCGTTCGTTGAAGATTAAATCCCGTCCGCTTGTAAAGGCCGGTGTTAACCTCGGATTCTGCAAGAATTGGACAGTGCAAGAAGGACTGCTTACCGCGATTCCTGACGAGCACAAGAAGCTCTACGAGATGGAATGGCTGAATGCCATCGTAACGTCTAGTGCCGTGCAAGCAGCTTATAAACTGAACGCTGCACCAGCTCAACAAGATACCATGCTGATTCGTCGCACAGAGGCAGTAACGGAAGCACAGCGTCAGCTTGATATCTGGAGTACTCCACGTACAGTGTTCGAATTCGAAGGAACAGCGGATTTGCTGGCAACGCTTGAACTGGGTAACGCAATCACAATTACTAACCAACGATTCGGTCTTCAAAATGGAAAGACAGGTATCGTTGTTTCGCTGGCTCCTAATTGGCTGAACGGTCACGTTACAGTCGGCGTACTCGTATAAGGACAAAAGATGGCAACAACTTTGAATGACCGCGACGTGCTGTTGCAGAGTGCATCAGCTCGCGCAACAGCAGGGGGTCGCTACCTAGCCCTCGCTGTTAGTACGCCGGTATTCCACGTGGCGACTGACGGTACACCATTCCCGACGACGATCACTATTCAAGCTACCCCTGTGAATATCGCCGGAGCAGTCGCATCATTCGCTGTGTCTCCAGTCGGTAGTGCAACGTTGTCTGGAACTGGAAATACTCGTACATTGGCATTTAGCTCGATGTCGCTTGATAACGTAACTGTGACGGCAACTGTTACTGACAACGGGCAAATGTACACTGCGTCCCAAGTCATCTCGAAAGTGGAAGACGGCGCAGCAGGCCGGGACGGAACAAACGGTACGAACGGTACACAGTACGCCACATCATACTTGTACAAGTGGTCATCAACGCAGCCAGCTTTGCCGAATGGAACGGCTACATTTACTTGGGCTAGCGGAGCGAATACGTCGTACTCCGGCACGGATAGCTGGAATACTTCTGTTCCAACTAATCCGGGTACAGCAGGCGTTCAGCTCTGGGTAGCTCAAAAGCAGGTATCTGCCGCATCAGGTACGGTGACGACAAACGTTACGTACTCGGCTGGAGCGGTCCTTTCTGCAATCTCTCAAAACGGTGCTACCGGCCCTCAAGGTGCTCCGGGTGTTAAGACCGTCAGGGCGGTTGCTTATCAGTGGGCGAACGGTCCAGCGCCTACTGCTACTGGCTCTGCTACGTACACGTGGGCTACTGGCGATTACAATACCGTACCAGCAACCGGCTGGACTAAAACAAAGCCAAACGCTCCGTCAACAGGCTACACGTTGTACGAAGCAAGTGTCCTTCTGGTAGATTCTAGCGGAGCATCGACAACTAGCATCGATTGGAGTACAGCCTCTATTTCTGGGATCAGCTACGTAGGTACGGATGGTTCTACCGGATCGGCAGGCTCTTCAGCGACGATTGCCTACACCCTGATTGACGGTAGTAGCCTAAACACAACGCCAGCTACATTCACAGCATCGGGAACAAACCTGCCAACGACTGGGACATGGGGCGAAACCCGTGCATGGTCAACGACTGTACCAACAGCAGCAGCAGGGCAGTCTGTTTTCCAGTCGAACGGTATCTACAATCCAGTAGCGAATAATACGGTGTGGGGTATTCCGTACATGAGCAATTTCCGGGTGGGCAACCTTTCGGCGTTGTCTACGAACACAGGATCGCTAACTGTGTCCGGAACTGTTAGCAGTGCCAACGGTAACTTCACCGTCGATTCAAACGGTAATGCCGCGATGAAATCGATCACGATTAAGGATGCATCAGGTAATACAATCCTTAGTAGCGGAACTGCGCTGAATCCGGCTTATGCGGCTGCTGGCACACTTAATTCAGCGATTACACTGGCAAGTAACGGAACGCTATCCGGTGCAGGCGGCGGAGCGGTAACGATCACCGGACTCGGCTACACTGGCGACATGAACGCTACTAACGGTGCAACGATTGGTGCAAACCTATTCGGGCAGATGACTTCCGCTAATATCGGTACGTACATCGCCAATGCAGCAATCGGTGATGCGCTGATCGGCAACTTGAGTGCGAACAAGATTACGACCGGCACGTTGACGGGTTTGTTGATCCAAACTGCGACAGCAGGTTCCTCAAGTAGAATCTCATTAAACGAGAGTTCAAACAATAGGCTGATAGTCTACGGGGACGGTGGATCAGGTTACGGAACACTAATTGATATGGGGTACACGGGTGCAACTAGTCCACTGCTAACGGTTGGTAACTTCGTAGCGTCTGCAACAGCTCCAGCCATCCGGGCGTACACAGGGAGCGGTATTGGTGTTGATGCAAGAAGTACGAGTAATCAAGCTGTTTATGCTGAAAGTACTAGCGGCTACGCTGTATTCGCTATAACTACTTCCGGATCGTCTGCTGTATTCGGCCAATCATCTACACGTGAAGCTATCACTGGTACTACTGCTGGAACTGGCTATGCGGGTGTGTATGGATCAAGCTCCAACGGTATCGGCGTAGGAGCCAGTGGTGCTACATATGATTTCTACGCAGGAGGTCTTGGTACTAACTACGGCCCATTCACTGGAGCGCACGATGGCCTAATTTCGAAAGAAATTACACCGCCGGTGGTAGGGGATATTATGGTAGACGTGAGAGTGGTTCGACGTGCAAACGTATCGAACACAATTACAGCTATCGAACTGTCTTCAAAACCTTGCCAGAAAAATGTTATCGGGGTATTTGTTAAGTCTGTTGAACTTATCAGTGCCCGCCCACCGGCAGGTTTGACAGATAACGATACGCATATTGACATTGAAGGCCCACCACGGGAAGGTAATCCGTGCAGTGATTTCGATGAGATTGCTGATACGTATGACCGTTCTATTGTCAATGCTCTCGGTGAAGGCCAGATTAACGTCTGCGGTGAGGGCGGGGATATTGAGGCTGGGGACTACATCACAACCTCAAGTATTCCGGGTAAAGGGATGAGACAGGCCGACGACATCCTCCGCAACTACACAGTTGCTAAGGCACGTGAAAGCGTTACATTCTCATCTCCGGATGAAGTGAAAATGATTGCCTGCACTTACCATTGCGGATAAGTAGCACTACGAGCCACCGTAAGGTGGCTCTTTTTCTTGACGGATAGAGGTATGGATGCTATAATCCTACCTATGATTATAACACAGTAAGAAGCACTTGGAAAGGGCTTTATGTCAACAAGATTCTACTACGGGCAGAAAGACTACATCGTCCAGCTTAATGCTATGGACGATATTGCTACTGCCAGTCAAACGAGCGCAGCGGCGTCCGCTGCGGCTGCTGCTGCTACGCTAGCTAACGTGGTCCACGTTGATACGGCCACTCAAGGGCTTACAACAACGCAGCAGGCAAACGGACGAGCTAACATTGCAGCGGCACCCACAGCGTCACCTTCGTTCACCGGAGACGTGACGTTTGCTACACAAGGTTCTCGATTTATCACTGATTTTACCGATGCAACCCTCAGTAACCGCTTTAGCTTCCAGACATCGATTGCGAACGGGTTCACGTCTGTGGCGGTCAGGCCGAACGGCTCGGGCGCATCGGCACAGATCAACACATTTAATAGCTCCGACATGGGCAACAGTTCGTACATGTCGGCTGGTACGGATGTTAGTGCGTGTTTCCTGAACTCGAAAGTGTCCGGCACTGGTACGCTGCTGCCTATCGCTTTTCGGGTGAACAGCACCGAGATTGCCCGCTTCGACACCAGCGGCAACTTCGGCGTGGGGTCTACGCCATCTTACCGCATGCACGTACAGGCGGATTCTGCATCGGCCGACACTTGGGTGGCATCGAAGAACGCAACCGCCGCCGGTACACTCGGCGGCGGCTTTATCGCCGTTGCCGGATCGAGCGGTTATTACGGCACCTTCAAGGCTCGTGCCAACGGCGATGTCGAGTGCTTTACGGGCGCCAGCAACCCCGGTGCGCTGCTGCTCGGAACGGCAGCGACAGAGCGCGTGCGAATCGACATCAACGGTAATTTCGGCCTCGGTCAGACTGCACCGTCCAAGTACACGCACGGTGGTTCAGCACGTGTGCTCGAACTCCTGAATACCGATACGGCGGCCAACTCACAGGCCCACGCCATCATGTCGTCGAGCTGCACGGGCGCGAGCAGTGCGATCGGCACAGTCTCGTTCGTCATGCCGAGTATTTCGGCTACCAACAAGATCATGGCGTATATCGGAGCGGGATCGGATTCAACGCACACTTCGGCGGCACCATCGAGTATCCTCTATTTCGGCACTCGCACTGCTGGCGGTGCTGTTAATCAGAACATGACCCTCGACGGTAGCGGCAACCTCGGTATCGGCGTGACGCCATCCGCAAAACTTCATGTGGCTGGCAAGACTGTCCATGGTGTTCTGGGTACATCAGGGCAATACGCCGTGACGCACATGCCGGATACACTGGGCTCAACGGTTTTCAGCTGGAAGAATTCGAGCGACGCATTCACATTGCTGACGGGAGGCGATCCGTATAGTTCGCCCGTCGAGCGTTTGCGTGTGAACAGCAGCGGCAGGCTCGGACTCAGTACCAGCGGCCCTAACACGCTACTCGAACTGCGTACTGACAGTAATACAGACGGGCCGGTGATCACTCTTAACAACCGTGGCACAGGGAATACCACCAATACGAACAACTACATCGCAGGGGGTATCTGGGGAGCAGCATACCGTGACGTGCGCGATCCGGCTTACATCGCTGGCATCGATTTCCTGCGCAACTCGTCCACAAGCGGATTGGCTTCAGACGGCAACATCGTGTTCTACACAAGTAGTGGTGGCGACACGCTTGCTAATGTGCGTCCAGGGAGTGAACGAGCGCGTATCGATAGCAGCGGCAACCTGTTGGTAGGCACGACAACCAGCAACGGTACGGATAAATTGCAAGTGAACGGAAGTGCTACCGTTGGAGGATTTAGCGTAGCCTTCCCCGGCACATCTGCGAATGCGATCCAGCGTGCCTCTATCTTCTCCGGCACCGACGCTTCGTCAAACGAAGTTAGGCTCCAGCTTAATCCGATCACAGGTAATACAGCTTCGCAAGGTACATACATCGGTGCAGCGAGAAATGGTACTAGTTACAATTCGTCGCTTACCCTAGGTACAGCGGATGTGGAGCGGGCGCGTATCGACGCCAACGGTAACTTGATGATCGGGACCACGACCCAAGCCAACGGGGTAAGCAAAGTCACCATTGCAGCATCTTCCAATGGTGCCGCGATCACTGTAAATGGCAAGTCGTCTTCCAATGTGGCTCCTGACATCGAACTCTCACGTTCCAGCACAGCTACGGGCGTAGGTCAAGGGACTGCGATTCAGTTCAGCGATACAGGGACAAACACTAATTCACGCCTTATCCAAGCCGGGGCAGGTAGCATGCAGTTCTTCGGTTATGGCGGCGGGGCATGGGCTGAACATGCCAGAATCGACATCGGTGGGAATCTTCTGTTGAACACTACGTCGGCACTTGCTCTCGCCGGAAGAATGGCAATCAAATACACAGGTGGCGCTACCCAATACGGTATTGTTCTTCAACCGGGTACTGATAGCACGCACGCTATCGAATTCTTGAATGCAGCAGGTACATCTGTAGGTTCAGTAGTCACCACTGCTTCGGCCACAACATACAACACCACTTCGGACTATCGACTGAAGGAAGACGTTCAGCCGATGGTTGGCGCACTTGACACTGTTATGGGTCTAAAACCCGTGACGTATCGTTGGAAGGCAGATGGATCGGCTGGAGAGGGATTCATTGCGCACGAGCTTGGGGAGCAAATTCCTCTGGCAGTGTCGGGCGTAAAGGACGCTGTACGCGACGATGGAAGCCCTATGTATCAATCGATTGACACGTCGAAGGTAGTAGCGCATCTCGTGGCAGCACTCCAAGAACTGAAACGCGATTTCGACGCTTACAAAGCTTCGCATCCATAATAAGGAGCATTAATGGCAAACGTTCGTATTCTTTACGATAATGCCGCCGACCGTGCAACGCTATCAACTTCCTCGACAGCAGGAAGTTTGGTAGCTGCGAATATGCAGGCACCCATTAAGAGTGCGGTTTGGCGGTCCACTTCAACCACTGCAACGATTACCGCAACGTGGACGACGGCAGAGATTGTATCAGCCGTCGTTCTGCCTTTCTGTAATCTATCATCACAAGCTACTGTGCGGGTTCGTGGATACGCAGTAGCGACAGACCCTAGCCCTGTTTTCGATACAGGTGCAGTGCTAGCTTGTCCCGCTCCGGCTTTAGGGCTTTGGAATTGGGGACAACCACTCGGCGTAAATGCATTTGCTTACGGCGGAGGAACGTATGGACGAGTGTGGGTGACGAACCCAGCTCAAGTAGCGAAGGTTGTTATCGACATTGTAGACACAACAAACACGGCAGGATACATCGAATGTTCACGGTTACTTGTTGGTGATTACTGGGAGCCGGAAATTGGCCCAGAAGCGGGAAATGTTTCGATGTCCGTTACGGATACCAGCAAACATTACCGCACTGACGGTGGGGATCAGCTTACGGATGTTGGGACTAAGTATAGAAAGCAATCATTCTCTCTTCCTTGGCTTGCTTCTGCAACCGATAAAGCAAAGATGTGGAACATCTTGTGGGGTAATGGACTTGCACGTCCAATCTTCATTAGTATGTATCCTGATAATACGGACCCCTCACTAGAACAAGCAAATCAGTTGTACGGAAAGCTTGTAACCTCTCCGGTTATGAGTACTCCCTATTTCAACCGTAACAGTGCAACACTAGAAATTGAGGAAGTGTAATGCAAACAATCACCGTAATTTTTACAACGCGGAAGTGGAATCCTGTTTCATGGCTAATCCGGTTCTGCGTCCCACGTAGCCGTTTCAAGAATGCTGAAGCTTCCCACTGCCTTGTAAAAGACGGTGATTATTTGATTGAAGCTTCAATGACGCACGGATGTCGTCGTGTGCCTGCTGAGGAAGCACTGAAAGGCTCAGTCATTATCAAGACGGTTAACTATGAAGTACAGGATGCGGAAGCAGGACTTGAATACGCTCGTTCACAAGTCGGAAAGAAATACGACTTCAAAGGCGCCTTCGGTTTGGCTATCGCCCCTGATCGCGATTGGACTGAAGATGATTCGTGGTTCTGCTTCGAATTAACTGCCGCTACTCTCGCAAAAGCTGGCAGGGATGTGTTCGTAAACAACGGACACGTTTCTGGTACTACTCTACTGGCATTGAAGCCAACTATTTAAGGACTATCGAAATGCCAAATGAAACCGTAGCACTCTGGATCGCAGGCGGTCTATTCACGTTTATCACTGCACTGGTAGGTATTGTGTGGAAGCTTCTACGGGATGAATCCAAAGGACACGCAGACGCGATCAAAGAGAAAGCGGACACGGATCGGGTTACTGACATGGAACGCCGTCTCCAATCCGAAATCGCAGAGGCGAAAGCCGACACAGAGAAACTTGTGAATAAGCTGGAAGCTAAACACGATAAAGAGATTGAACAACTCTCGGCTCGCTTGACGGACCAGATTCGTTCCACAGAAACAAACATTCTATCACAGCTCAAGCTGATGATCGAAATGGTACGTAAGCAAGAATCAAGATAAGGAGAAATGAAATGGCTGATGTCGTTGATAAGGTTATTGACGACATTCTCGTAGCCGAGGGAGGCTATGTGAATGATTGTAATGACGCCGGGGGAGCAACGAATTACGGTATTACCGAAGTCGTAGCACGAGCTAATGGTTACTACGGTAGTATCAAGGACATGCCAAGAAGTTTCGCTGTTCAAGTATATCGTAATAAATACTGGCTTGAACCAAAGTTCGACCGGATTGCTGTCCTATCTGAAAAGGTAGCGGCTGAACTGGCAGACATGGGCGTCAACATGGGGACAAAGGCAGCATCGGTAGCGTTACAAGAATGCCTCAACCTGTTGAACCGTCAAGGGAAAGATTACGTTGATATCAAGGAAGATGGAGCGATTGGACAGGGCACGTTGGCTGTACTGGCTACCCTGTTGAGCAAACGAGGCGAAGACCTTCTGCTGAAGGCTCTCATCATCAATCGTGGTGCGCGCTACCTTGCAATCGCAAAGAATAACCCGGTACAGGAGGATTTCCTGATTGGTTGGATTACCAACCGGGTCCACTTCAAAGTGTAAGGAGGGAGTATGGATTTCAAAGACTTGGGTAGCGTTCTGACGAAGATCGCTCCTACCCTAGCTGCTGCTGTCGGCGGACCCCTCGCTGGAGGGGCTGTAGCGGCCATAGAAGGCGTTTTCGGGATGAACACTGACGGAACTACCAAGGACAAGCAAGATGCGCTTGTAGCGGCGATTAGTGGCGCTACGCCCGATCAGCTACTTGCCATGAAGAAGGCGGACCAAGACTACGCTGTCCAGATGGAACAGTTGGGCATCAAGAAGGAAGAGCTGGCAGGAACAGACCGAGACTCAGCCCGTAAGCGTGAGGCAGACGTGAAGGACAACACACCGAAGATTCTAGCCTACGCTATCACGATTGGCTTCTTCAGTGTGTTGGCAGCTTTGATGTTTGGGACTGTACCAGCAAGTACGAAGGAAGTGTTGTATATCATGCTAGGTACGTTGGGTACGGCATGGACAGGCGTTATCAGCTACTACTTCGGTAGCACAAGCGGATCAGCCGAGAAGAGTAAGCTTTTGGCTCAATCTGTCCCGGCTGATACAAAGGTTAAGTAACACTCGTGGTAGGGTGCTTTGGAGGGATGGACTTTACGGTCCTCCCTCCTTTTTTTTACTTTCAGTCGTCCTTACCGAGAATCGACTCCAGCACTTCGAACATATCTCCCTTGTCGATCACCTTCTTGACAGGAGGCGTCTTACCTTGCTCGAACGGTTTGTTGCGAGCGACGAAGTACGGCTTCAGTTCACCAGCTTTGAACTCGTGGTCGGTGCCTTTGGTCGAACGTGCAGCAGCCTTGATGGCGAGCGTCAGCTCCTTCTCCAGCTCCTTAATTTCTTCCAGCAGTTCAGCGTTCTCCGTTTCGATGTACTTCTTCAGTTCTGCTTTCGCAGCTTCGGAAGCAGCCTTCGCTTCCTCTGCCATTTCGATTGCACGCTGATCGGTCGTAGCGAAGTCCTTGATGATCTGCTTCTTGTTGATGATGTCACGAACACGGGGACCGATTTCGCGGCTGTATTCGATCAGTGCTTGTTGCTTTGTGGTCATGTAGTGCTCCTTATTTCTTGGTTACGTCGATCTTGCTTGCGAACGGGATGCCACGGTCGTCCAGAATATCCTTCAGCTCCTTATACTTGTCGTACATGAAGTCGTCGGGCAGACCGTACAAGTCTCCGATGGTCCCCGGCGAACGCCCGAAGAAGTCAGCAAAAAGTCGCAGCTCTTCCTTCGATTCAATGGTAATCGTTACCGGGATGAACACCGTTTTCTCGCACGCGACCTTCATTGGAACACCGCCTTCATCTTGGCAGCGATGTTGGTTGCCTTCAGCGACTCGGCTTCAGCGGCCAGCTTGGCAGCAGTACGTGCTTCGATTTCACGAGCATGCGCCACGGCGATGCCAGCGTGTTGAACAGCTACTTGTTCCAGATCGGCCACGGCAGCGTTGAACGCCATCAGGACGTTATCGACATTGCGAACCTCGTCCTTGATCTTCAGGATGCGACGGACGAGCGGGATGCTCAGGAATTTGGCACGAATGTATTGGTATTGATACGTAAACATTTGATTCTCCTTTCAGGTTAGTTGGTAGTGCTACATATTACAGGGCGCCTAGGATTGCGCCCAATGGTGGGAAGAAGATGCCGACGACGCGAAGAGCCAGTACCAACGTGTCGCCGCACATATTCAACAGTTTCACGATGTTCAGAATCCAACCGACGAAGCAGATAATAGTACACATGCCTAGTATAAAGTTCATTGTATTACTCCTTATTCAATAGTTTTGCCACGGAACATTTCGTCACCTTTCGGATGTGGCTTATCCTCAAGTAACAGCTTCTTTAGCCAAGTCAGGAAGCGTTTCATTCTTGCACGTACAGCGTTGCATCGACATCATGGAAGACAGCTTGGAAGATAGCCGTCAGACGCTTTACGTCACCGCCACCCAGACCGCCACCGATCATCGGAAGGATGACTGGAGCGTTGTTACGAATAGCGAAATCACGCACCTTCAGCATTGAATCTACGACAGCATCGTAGCTCATGTACAGCATGCCATCCCGGCCGTAGTTCTCTTGCGTGATAGCGTTCGCTACTATGACGCTGCTTTCTGGGTTCTTAGCGAGCACTACGTCGCCTAGCACGAGGCCGAAGTCGGTGTATTCATTGCGATAGGATTCGAAAGCGTACGGGTAGAGCTTCTTGACCAAAGCAGCCACACCGGAGCCCATGACGCCTTGGGCATTGCAGCCATGGACGAGGATGACTGGTTTGTTTGCTTCTTTCTTTTCGAGTGCTGCGTTGAACAGGTCGCCGGATTCGATTTTCAGTGCCATTTTATTTACTGCCTTTCGTTTAACGTTCAGGGTATTGAGTAGACAGAAAGCATTGTAATACTCCCTATCTACCCTGTCAAGAGCTAATTACGCAACGTAGAAGCGCTTACCCTTGGCGAAGTTCGGACCTTGGTCGTACTGCTTCTTACCAGTGATTTTCGCAGCAGCACGTGCTTCATCGCGGGTAGTATAGAACTGCACACCAGCTCCTGCTAAATGGTAACGCACGCGACCGTCGAAACCTGCGTGCTTGAGCGGCAGCGGAACGGACTGGGCAACCGGAGCCTGTACGGCAGGAGCGGCAACCTTCGGAGTCGGCTTCAGCGGCGAAGGCGTCGGCTTGTTCGTCACCGGGACAGCAGGTAGTTGCACGACAGCCGGAGCAGCAGGCTTCGGTGCAGCCGGTGCAGTGTAGCGGTCGATTTCTTCTTGGGTGAACGGCACGCCGATTTCTTCCCAATAGAGTACTCCCGTACTCGCTACCAGCTTACGGTTCACCGACTCCGACTGGATGAACAGATCGTAGTTACCATGATCCCCCGGATGCAGGCGGATGTTGTTCACCGCGGACAGGCCCAGCATGTCACGAGCTTCCTTACCAGCGAACACCTTGCCGTTCGAACGGTCACGGATCGCGATCATCTTCGACGGCGAGACACGTGCTTCAGTCTTCGTCAGTTGATAGAACGCCGAACCCTTCAGGTACTTCATGCGCTTCGTGAGGATGAAGTCACGAATCTGAATGCCATTCTGCCACGGTTCCACCACGTACAGGCTGACGGCCTTGCTGATGTCCTTCAGCTTCGACGTATCGACGTTCTGTGCGTTGGCGTAGAACACCGTCGTGGAAGTCTTACCAGCCGAGCGGGCAGCAAAGTAGCCGTCCATTGCAGCGGCCGTCTGGGTAGTCGATGCAGCCATACCAGCTTTCGAGGTTTCCCATTCTTGCACGTTGTCCAGCGGGATGCCCAGATTCGACACGGAGCTGCGATTACCTTTCGGGACGCGCATCACGAACGTCCAGCGGCCCGTGCGTTGCAGTTGTTCGATCTTGGTACGGAGCGATTCTGCCGTGTACTTGGTCGAGTGGGCTTCTTCGCCATCCGTCGTAGCCATCACGAGGAACGAGACGTGCTGTTCATTGGCATCCGGCAGCGATTCGAACAGTTCGATCATGTTGCCGATACCGTCGTACAGAGGCGTACCGCCCGGAGTCGGCCAGCTTGCCACCGGCTTCAGGACGTGCGGATTCGAGATGACGATCTGGCGAGTCGTTCCGTAGCCGCTGTTGCCGATGCCGATTGCGACGACGGACACGATGGTATCCTGCATCTCGCGGCTTGCTGCGTCTTTCACAGCAGTGATGGTAGCGTTGTAGTCGCTCTTAGCTGCTTCAGCGAGACGACCCATGGAGCCCGAGTGGTCGTTGACGAAGCCGATGTAGTTTTTCGATTGTGCCATTGTTATTTCTCCTTGTTAGTTGATAGTGGTACTACGATTAAGTTCTGCGGTCTTGTACACGTTACGAATCAATGCGCAACGCTTGTCGGTGTATTGGAGGTAGAATTGATTACCAGCGTACTCTCCAGACATCAGGGTAGCCTTGATTGTGTTTTCACCGATTACCTCTTCTACCTCGTACACTTCCAACACGGCGGAGCCATCTCTGTCTCCGTCCGCGAACACGACAACATCACCAGTATATAGAGGATTACCAAAGATGTCTAGTGTCATAGTGCTTCTTTCTTATTGCTTCAAACGTTCCACGATGGTAGCGAACGATTTGTCACGAAGCAGGAAGCCGTCAACGAAGACAGTTTCCAGTGCACCCTCACGCTCTTCTGCGATAGACTGCTTGTCATACAGGACGAACTTGTCGCCTTCCTTCTCGACACGCAGCAGGCCCGTTGCTGACTTCTTCATACCGTCGCCGGTAGCCGGGTCTTTCTGAATGTCCAGAGACTTGCCATACACAACGCCCCACGTGGCCTTGACAGCCATGCCGAACGTATCACGGGTGATGTACTGGTACGTAAAGCTACCAACACCGAACACGATGTTACCGGCACTGAAGCCTTTGTCCATTAGGCGTTGCAGAATTTGTTCTGCACGTTGCAACGTAATGCTATCACCGTAGATAAGTCCGACGCGTTGGTTCAGGGTTTTGTAACCCTTGGCCGTCGTGTCGCCACCGAAGATATCCCAGAGGCATTCAACAGCGCCCTTGATTTCTGCTTCAGTCAGCAGCTTGCCAGTTTCCTTGCAAGTGTAGCCGACAACCTTACCATCAGCAGCCAATTCCAGAAGCTCGTCGTCCTTGTAGCCAGTAATGATCTTCACCGGATCACCGGAGTCCGGACGGAACACTACCTTGGCTTGGCCCAGAGCGTTCACTTTGCGAGCCAGAATTTCTTCCTTCAGCTCACGAGCGTACACAGTGATGACACGCCAGAAGTCCCACGTGTCCGACACGATGGAGACGATACCGCTCGGATACACCTTCGTGATGAGTCGGCGGAACGTAGCCAGCTCTTCTTCACCCAGCGGTCCTTGACCGCCCATGCACATTACGGAGTGCTCTGTAGCCGGGACCGAACCGGCAACCAGCTCCTTCGTCACATCAGCGTTGTAGTACTCTTCCAGATAATCGATAGCCGGAAGCGTGTCCGTACCACGCGAGATGAATAGGTGGGCAGCACCGCCTTTAGCAGCACCATGCCAGCCGACCATACCACGCATCGAGAAATCGTGAATCTGCCAGTCAGCGAACGCCGGATCGGAACCCGTCAGCTCGACGTACTTATTCAGGATGCGACGGTATTCGTACGTAATGGTCGCTACCGTGATTTGTTGCCACAGCTCGTCCGACAGAACCGTTTCGAGGTAGTTCGTCAGCCAGAAGAATTGCGGCAGCGTGTTACGGATCGTCAGGAATGGAACCTTGATATCCACACGCGAACCTTCCGGCAGAGCCTTGATGATGATCGGCAGATAGCCGAGGTCATGCAGGGCAGCGATGTGATCGACTCGTACCGAGTCTGGGCCGAGGAAGTTGTCGCAGCGGCGTTTGTACTCAGCGATCACTTCGTCCTTCGGGCGCTTGAAGAAGTGTTCGTTCCATGCTTCGATCAGGAACTCTTTCACGAAACCTTGCAGACCGACGAACACTGCCTTGTTGTCGTACAGGTCGCCCATCTTAGCGTGGCTGGCCGAACGTGCCGTCAGGTTGGAATACACGTACTCCGTGCCTTCCGGGTACTGATCGATGTGGCCCAGCTTGTACGAGTCGAGGATCAGGTGCGGTTTTACTTTCATTGTTGTTCTCCTTGTTAGTCGATGATTACCAGCTTGCCATCGCTGTCGAGCGGGAGGTCCAAAGACCTGTCGATCCATTTGTGCAGTTTGACGCCGTTTTCCGTGATGTCCAGCAGGTGTCCAGCAGACCACGGCGTACCGGAATCATCCACGACGACAACGGATACGGCTTTACCCTTCGGTACGAGCTTAACCTTCAGAGTCTTCTCGACTGGGGTGGCTTGTTTGAACTCTTCGATTTTCATTATTTTCTCCTTGGTTGTGTTGGTTAGGCTACGATCTTGGTCCACTTAGCAGTACCAGTCTCCGGATCGCAAGCGTAGTTGGCATCGCCCACATCGTCGTACACGAAGAATTCTCCGTTGCCTTCTTCGACTTTGTAAATCTTGCCGAATGTCAGATCATGGATGTCCGGGTTGTTACGGTTCGTTTTGCTGTCATGGAAGACCACCTTATCACCGCTTTCCAGTTTCTTCTTTGCCATTTTACTCTCCTTGGTAGTGGTTCTTACAGTTTGATTACTTTGCCGGATGCGATTGCGTCTTTCGCTTTCTGCCCGACAGGATTAGCAGTGTACACAACATCGATCAGGTTGTCAAACACTTCAGGACCAGCACTGAAGATACCGTGCGTTACGTACAGCATGATCTTTCCATCGGTGTACGGGCGCAGCACTTTCGCCAGTTCCGTGAACGTACGCCCACCGTCGCAGATGTCATCCACGATCAGGAAGTCGTGGTCACTATCATGATTGTGCCCTTCCGTGCTGATACGCGTCTCCAGAATCTTGCCGGTGGAGAGTTCCCGGACCTTTTCAGCTTGAATCAGGCCAGCGAACCCGCCCTCTTGAGCAAACTTGCGAGCCTTCTTCGAAGCGCCAGCGTCAGGAGC